TGCACCCCTATTGGAACTAGTGAAAGCCTAGTACACGCCGATTTATCTGGTTGAGTGGGGATATTACCCCACCGCCACAACACAACTTTATAGCAGTATGGTTGTGCTCGAAACCGCCGTGATCGTTGCCGTGGCTAAAGGTGTGGCCGTCGGAACGTCTGCTGTTAGCACCTTGGTTGGATCGTGGTGGATCCACCGTAAGTTGAGACGTTGTGTCTCATCTGCCACTGAGAAAAAGGGCGTCATTTTGGTCCAAAATACTGATGCTGCCGAACAAGCATTTTTTGAGGACACAGATTTGACTGAAGGTGCCTATGAAGACCTTCTCGGAGATGCCAAGGACCCTGATGTCCCTCCCCACATCAAATTGATTTGGGAACGGGAACGGTTGGGTCGCTTTTCCAGACGCCTGTGTAGGTTGGCGAGAGCCAAATACGGCCCGGTAAGCCGTACGGAAGCCAACCGATTAATGGTCAGACGATACTTGTATGACCATCTCGTGGAGCATCACACCAGAACATACACCATTGCCAAGGTTTTGGACCTGGCTGTGGAGTTGTTCTTCATCCCCACTGCAGTCGATGTGGAGATAGCCCAACTGCGAGCAACTGCCGCAGTTACGGGTCGCATTGAGGATGCCAATGCGAACTATTGGTCCTTCTGGGGAAGGGCAACTAGGGCAATTGTGCCCTAGGGCTGCCCAATCTATGACGTACCTGGGGTGGAGGCTAATCCTAGCCAGGCTCCTATCCCCCCCAACCTGGAGGTACGTAAAGATTTGGGAGGCCATAGTGGGGTCCGCAAGACTACTGTCATTGGTTGTACTGCCCCACCAGTGAACATGCGGATCCCCAATTCTTCATTGAACAATTTGTTACGGGCGGTTTTGGAGAGGGTGTTTTACATCGGCCGAGACGGGAACGGCAATTTTGTAGGACCACCCCAACCGGGACCATCAGTTTTCAAGAACCGTATGAGTGACTTTCACACAAGTGTTTTGAGAAACTTACCCCGAGCCTCCCCCATCACATTCTCTGAGTTTGTTGATATGTATACGGGACGTAAGAGGAAGCTGTATCAAAACGCTTTAGCTAAACTTGAAGCAACCGGGTTTAAGCGAAAGTACGGCTATTTGAAAAATTTTTTGAAGGCTGAAAAGACGAACATCACTGCTAAACCGGACTTTGTTCCTAGGGTGATATCGCCCCGTGACCCTTGTTACAATATAGAATTGGGCTCGTTCCTGAAGCCAATGGAGGAACGTGTATATAGGGCCATAAATAAGGTCTTTGGTGGTAAAACCATCATGAAGGGTTACAATGCATCACAATTGGGAAAGATTTGCCACAAACATTGGCAATCTTTCCGTAACCCTGTGGCCGTTGGACTGGACGCTAGTAGATTTGATCAACATGTTAGTGTTGATGCTCTACAATGGGAACACAGTGTCTACATAGCTGGGACTACTGGCCCAAAAGCTCGCAAGCACCTGAGTAGGTTGTTGGGGATGCAAATCAACAATAAATGCTTTGGAAATTGCAAGCAGGGGTCGGTGAAGTATTCCACCCTGGGAGGTCGTGCTTCCGGGGATATGAACACTGCTTTGGGCAATTGTCTCATCATGAGTGGAATGATCTATTCCTACGTTAAATTTCGAGGGATCAAGATCAAGCTCATGAACAATGGGGATGATTGCGTGGTTTTCATGGAGCGATCCGATTTACCCAGGTTTTCTACTGGGTTAGTCCAATGGTTTCACGAGATGGGATTCAACATGAAAGTTGAGCCACCTTTTCAGTGTATCGAGGAAATCGAGTTCTGCCAGATGCACCCAGTTTGGACTCCTGAAGGCTACCTGTTCTGTAGAAATCTTGAAACAGGAATTGCCAAGGATGCTGTTAGCATCGATCCACTGCCCACCTCTGGTGAAGTAAGAGGGTGGTTAAAGGCGGTGGGTATGGGAGGACTGTCGCTGGCCGGTGGTATGCCAATATTTCAGGAGCATTACCGTAGATACTTGGAGGCAGCTGGAAATGCCACACCAAGAAAACTCAACCAGATCACTGGGTTGGAGTACTACGCTAGAGGAATGAACAAAACCTATGGGCCTATTTGTGAAAGGACTAGGTTTAGTTTCTACCTTGCTTTTGGAGTTACCCCGGATATGCAGATAGCGATTGAAGAGCACATTAGAGACCACCCAATCGACGTTGAGCAGCGTGAGATTGGTGAAGTCTATAACCTTCCTGACTGGTTTAGACGAATGTAAATAGCTCTCCCAGGTTTTTGGCACGACCCCTTAGGTCAGGGGCCGAGAATCATACCAAGGGAAATTCCCATGGGGTCAAGTGACTTAATTGGACCAAAACGGTGCCCTCTAGCCGCAAGATGGCTTAATAGTTCCGTGCTAACCAAAATGCCGAGAGACTGCACGGCTCCTCCCCCCACCCAGGGGGTCACTTGATGTACAGTCCACCGGTACGAGTGGATCCCATACCGTACATACTTGTTCTCTGTGGCTAAGCCCAGGGAACCCTTGAAGTCTAACACTTTCCTTGTACAAACTATAATTATTTAAGATGAATGGCAGCAATCGCCAGAAGAAAACAGCTGGAAATAATAAACCAGCTGCTCGGCAATCAGGCCGAGGAAAGCGATCCGGTGGAAAACGAGAGCCTCCCAAACTTGGGGTTGAATGGCTTAGAAGCATTGTTTCCCCCTTCGGATCTTCCCCTTGTGGGATCCCAGACGATCGAACAACCCCGTCTGGAAAGCTTACCTCAAGGGTTAGCTACACAGGTGCATTTAATGCACTCGCAGGCACTAGCTCTACTCACAGCTTTGGGCTTGTTTTGCCTCCTTATCCGTACTATGCGTACCTTAATGAAACGTCTGCTGGTAACGGGACATTATCTGAT